TAAGAATATCGTTTTCAAAAAAAAAGTAAATAGAAAAATTTTTGTGAAAGGATATATTTATCAATAAAATAACAAAAACAAAAAAATTAAAAACACATGGCTGATTTGTTAATGAAAATGCCGATTCCTTACGAACCAAAACGACAGAATCGTTTTATCCTGAGGTTTCCATCATCACTTGGTATAAATGAATGGTTTGTTGAATCTTCTGCAAGACCACATATTATTATAAACCCCGTTCCAATTCCTTTCTTGAATACTGAAACTTATGTTGCGGGTAAATTCACTTGGCAAACAATTCCAGCGGTGTTTAGAGATCCGATTGGACCTTCAGCGGCTCAGGCTCTTATGGAGTGGGTACGTTTACATGCTGAATCTGTAACAGGTCGTATGGGTTATGCCGCAGGTTATAAAAAAGATGTTGACCTCGAAATGTTGGACCCAACTGGTGTTGTTGTAGAAAAATGGATTCTTTATGGAACATTTTTGACTGATGTGAACTTCAACGCTTTGAGTTACGCACAAGACGGACTAGCAACAATTAACGCAACACTTAGAATGGATCGTTGCGTACTTGTTTACTAATTTATCAAGATACTATTTATTAAAATTCAAATACAATTATATTTAACCGTAAAGCACTAAACTTTACGGTTAAATTTTTATATGGATAATCAAGCAAAAGAACACGGACAATCAAATTTTTCGTTACCTCATGACGTTGTGCCTTTACCGACACAAGGTCTCTTTTATAAGAATAAGAAAAAATCTATCAAAGTTGGATATCTTACAGCGAATGATGAAAACATCCTCATGGCTGGCGGTAACGACATGACTCAAATTTTATTAAGATCTAAAATCTATGAACCAGATGTTCGTATTGAAGATTTATTAGAAGGAGATGTTGAATCAATATTAATTTTTTTAAGAAATACATCGTTTGGGCCTGAAATGGATTTGAACTTAGTTGACCCAATTACAAAAAAGCCATTCAAAGGGAATGTCAGATTAGATGAATTAGATGTTATTAAAGGACAACAACCATTGGATGATGGAACTTTTGTAACTATGTTACCAAAGTCTCAAACTACTGTAAAGATAAAACCTTTAACTTATGGTGAGATTTTAGAGATTCAAAAAATGTCGGAGTCGTATCCTCAAGGAAGGACTGCACCAAAAGTTACTTGGAGGTTGAACAAACAAATTACAGAGGTAAATGGGATAACAGACAAATCTGAAATCGCCAAGTTTGTAGACCAAATGCCAATTGCAGATTCAAAATATATTAGAAAGTTCATGGATGATAATGAACCTAAATTAGATTTAACGAGAACAGTAATAGCCCCATCAGGAGAGAAACTAACAGTCAATGTTGGGTTTGGGGTTGACTTTTTTCGCCCTTTCTTCTGATTATAGAAAAGGACAAATAGATGAATTTTACTTTCTGAAAACACTTTTGAATATATCTTATTCTGATTTTTTAATAATGCCAATATTCATTAGGAAGTATCTTTTAGATAAATGGGTTGAACTAAACAAAAAGGACTGAAAAATCAGTCCTTTTATATTTATAGATAAAATAATCAACTATGTTCTTTCAAGACTCACCCGGAGCAGACAAACCTGAAGCTGAAAATTTTGATATTGATGCTGTCCGAAAAGGTTTAGATAAATTATCTGGTCAAATTCTTTCGACCTTTACTCAAGGGAGACAAAGAGTAACTGAATTCCAACAATCAATTACTGACGTTTTACCTCAAGTAAGAGCCTTTGGTGTGGACTTACCAAATTTAGGGAAACAAATTGAAGGTATTGCAATATCATCTCGAAGAAATGTTATTGAGACTACAGAAAATACAAGAGAGTTAGTTGCCGCTTACAAACTTCTAAATATAAATGCTGGTGAACTTTCAACTGCATTTATGAATGTTGGTGTTGGAATAGGAGAAATGGGAGAAAGTCTCGAAGATTCAATCAACTATGTAAGAAGTATTGGCGCGAATGCCAAACAAGTCATGAAAGATGTGACTGACAATATGGCCCAAATGAACCGTTTTCAATTTGAAGGTGGAGTTCAAGGTTTAACGAAAATGGCTGCCCAAGCTTCACTGTTGAGGTTTGATATGAAACAAACTTTTGAATTAGCTGAAAAAGTAATATCACCAGAGGGTGCAATCGAAGTTGCATCCGCTTTTCAAAGACTTGGAGTTGCGGCGGGAAATTTAGTGGACCCGTTTGCACTAATGAATGCATCAATTAATGACCCAGGAGAATTACAAGACAGTTTAGTTGATGTTGCAAAACAGTTTACTTATTTTGATGAAAAGACTAAAACATTCAAAATCAACCCTCAAGGTGTTTTAACTCTAAGAGAAATACAACAACAAACAAATGTAAGTGCCGCTGAAATGAGTAAGTTGGGATTAGCTGCTGCCGAGTTGGATGAAAGACTATCTCAAATAAGTCCTAGCCTCGCGTTTGAAAACGAAGAGGACAAACAATATCTTGCCAATATTGGTAGAATGGGTGAAGGAGGAGAGTATGAAGTTAAAATTAAAGGACAAGAAGATTATGTCAAATTAGGGGAACTTAATCAAGAACAATTAGATGAATTAATTGATGAACAAAAAAATGGACCAAAAACACTTGAAGATTTGGCTAAGGCACAATTATCAATCGACGAACTTAGTTCGAGTTATCTTGCATCAATAAATTACTCTTTATTAGGTGGTGTTTTGACCGACAAAAACATCCGAAATATTATTGAAGGTGCCAGAACAGGTGTAGATGTTGTTGGAGAGGCAACTACTGGGCAACTAACAACAGAAAAAGGGAAAAACAAAATTAGGGAGATAAGTGAGGGTAAGACAGGTGACATTGCTAATAGTAAAGAAATTCAAGCAAAAATCGCCTCGGGGGATATTATGGGTGCTATGGCCGAATTAGGTAAAGTATCTGCTGGAAATATTAAAGAATTAGGAAGTGAAGCCCTTACACTTTTTGGTAATATTGGAACAGACATAAAGAAAAAATTAGAGGAGAAGGGAGGATTTGCTGCAAGTTTGGTTGGTAATGTTGATGCTATGTTAGCAAAGTTTGCAACTAATTTATCTCCAATACCTGATGGTAAAGGAGGAACAACGACCGAAGATGATTTTTGGACAAATATCACAGCTGAAGGGATGCGGGGAGCAAACCGAAATTTAGGTACTGTAGAGGGTCAAGTAAGAGAACAAAAGAGTCTAATTGAGTTACTTGGGGAAATAAAGGTAAACGTGAATTTCCAAGATTTACCAACAGGTTTAAGTTCCGAACAAAAAGAACAAATTTCGAAAACTATTTCAGATAAATTGAATGAAGATAAGTTTAAGGATTATATAGTTAGAGTTACTCGTCCTGATAACGTGTTTAGAGGTGGAGGAGCGTCTACCTACTGAAATTTATAAATAAAAAAACAACCATAACCTATTTATTAATAAAAATATAAATGGCAAGTCCGTTATTAGATTTAGCAAATTCAGAGGGGTTTAGAAAAAAACTTTTGACTAGGAATTTAACACCCTATGCAAAAGCCCCAAATAGACCAACACAACCAATCGATACGGAATACGTTCAATCGAATTCTTCAGTTCAAGATAGTCCTGATAAATTGATTGATGAACCCTCTTTTGCCAATAAATTATATCCACTAAACCAATATGGTAACGAGGGTGGATATGAGCAAGTACCAGATCCAGGAGCATTACTTAATACAAAATCAAATGAGGGTGAATATGGATACCAAGATGCAAATATCGTAGGTCAATCGTTACCAGAATCTCAAAAGTGGAAACCTCTAAACGTTTTTTCAAATGGAAATGAAGTTGCATTAGACGGTGCTGAATTTTTTGGTTCACTAAATCGTCCTATATCCACAAATACTCAAAATAATCAACCATATCCAACAACGTTTGTATCTTCAACTTATACTCCAGTTTCTATTTTATTATCACCAGATCCAGGTGGAAGTAACGGTTTATTAAGTCAAGATTCATTCATTGCACGTTTAGGGGCACAAACTCTTAGGAAAGAGTTCCGAGACAGGATTGCAGCACAAATACGACAAGATACATTAGGGAGGGCAAATATTCTTAACGTTTCTAGTGGTACTGATATTGTTAATATATTAACAGGTGTTGTTCCTATCATTGAGCCTGTTTATACAATCACAGTAACCGCAAATCCAATACTTGCTGCGACAAACTTTGCCTTAAGACTTGGAGGAAGTATATTACCGGTATCACCTATACCAGGGTCTTATTTTGACCCAAATACTACTTTAGGTCAGCCAACTACAATACAACAACTATCCAATGCTTTTAGACAAAGTGGTGTTGGTAGATTCTTCAATCGATTAATGGGTGGTGGTGAGACTGGATCTCAAATCATGTTTAATAACATGGGTGCGGGACAAAGGTCTAGGTTGTTTAAGAACATAGATTTCAACAGATACAAACCTAATTTTCCAAGAAACTTTTTCCAAAGGGTAGGTGGTACTCTTTTAGGTACAGTATCTGATAATAGTAACTTTTATGTTGGAAGTATAACTTCTAACCCATCCCAAGTATTTTCTCCTGTAGGAGATGTTCCAGTTAACCAATTTGGTGTTGAACAACAGTCACCTGTCTATGGTCCTTCAGAGTTGGCACAGTTGTATGAAGGACCAAGTCAATCAATAAGACTTGGTGCGAATGGGCCGACATATAGTAATGGTGGAGGTATTGAAGGTGGATTTACTTGGGTTTCACCTAAGTACAGAGGTAACGCTGGTAAAAAAGTTGGTATTGGTGGTGAGGTTACTAACCAAGATGAGGACTTTAGACCATCGTCTTACGTTAATACGGAGTCAGTCAATAACGAATTCCGAGACGGTTCTATCCTTGACAAAACACAAAGAATAATTGATAGCCAACCTCAAGGAGGTAAACGTCTTCAACACGTTGGAAATGCGATAGACCAAGTAAGTAAAGTATTCAATGATGGATATAAAGAACTTACTAAAGGTTCAAGAGTTTATCGATACGTTGGAGCAATCGGACAAGAGGTAGGTACTGAATATTGTCGTGTATTTGCCAAAGATTTACCATACTTACAATATAATGATTTACAAAAAACAGATGGTATTACTACTGAAGGTAGAAGGTTTGCTTATTCCGTATTAGATAAGACATATAACCTTAATATTGTTCCAAACAAACAAGAAGGAGGGCAGGATTCAACGAATATTGTTGGTAATATTAATAATGCGGTTGCCAAAAAATATATGTTTTCAATAGAGAACTTGGCGTGGAGAACATCTAGTACTCCAGGATTTTCAACGTCTGATTTACCTGTTTGTGAGAGAGGTCCTAACGATGGTAGAGTTATGTGGTTTCCACCATATGGATTAACATTCAGTGAAAACATATCATCAAATTGGAATCAATCTGACTTTTTGGGACGACCTGAACCAATATATACTTATAAAAATACATCAAGAACAGGGTCACTACAATGGAAAATAGTAGTAGACCATCCATCAGTTCTTAATGTCATTGTGAATAAAGTTTTGGGTAACGAAACAAACAAGACTCGTGTTGACAGTATTTTAGAATCATTTTTTGCTGGATGTAGAAAATATGATATCTACGAGTTAGCAAAAAAATATGTAACAGTAAATCCAAATGATTTGTTCGAATTACAACAAGCAATTTCTTCAAAGGAAATGACCCGAGAACAAATTGTATATACTCGTGGAACCATAGAATCAGGAGCATTCTCACCTAATGGAGGAGACCAACCACTCGCTCAAGAGGGTGCAGGTGGAAATACAAACTTAAACTTCGACAAATATTTACAACTAGGATTTTATTTTGGAAATAATTATCCCCTACCAAAAACAAGTATAAATTATGCTACCGAATACCCAAGATACGCTGATGAGGTTAATCAAACGTATTCCAAACAGACAAATGCTCAAGAAACAAAGACTTTTTTTGATACAGTAGTCACTCCAAATTACGAATCTATGAATGAGTTTGCAATTGATTTAGGTAAACAATTGCAAAACAATGAAGGAACTGTAACAGTATATGTCAGTTCGAGTTGTTCCGCTCCTGCAACTGAATCATATAATCTTGAATTATCAAAACGTAGAATTGATGCAACGGTAAGATTTTTTCAGGAGAACGATGCAACAAAAACATTTATGACTCAAAACCGTTTGATGGTTAAGGAAGACACTGGCACTGGTCCCGATAGAGCTGGAGCCCTCGGAGAAGTGGCAGTATCTAATCCTAAGAAAAGCAGTTTGACCAAAGGTCCATATATTGATTCACTTGAGCCTAATGGAAAAACATTTGATTGTAGCGATAGTAGTCCAAGTGCGGATGGAGGTGATACTCCAGTTGGAGCTAAGGAAGTTTTTACAGTTGGGGCAATGGCTTGTAGAAGGTCATTTATTTCAAAGATAGTTCCAAACTTAAAGGCTCCACAGACAGGGCCTAATGGTGAAGGAACACCAGGAGGACAGACAAATCCCACCACAAGTTCAGGTACAATCCCAATTTTAATTGGAAATGTTGTCACTCAGACTGTGCCTGAACCTACTACTGAACCACGATGGGAACCAAGAGATAATATTACAAAAAAAGTCGTCAGAGCTTTATTATCCGAGTGTGATTATTTTGAAACTATCAAATCTGAAACTCCGATGGTTTATGATAATTTGAAAGACAAGTTGAAGTTTTTTCAACCATCTTTTCATTCTATGACACCTGAAGGATTAAATTCAAGGTTGACGTTTTTACAACAGTGTATGAGACCTGGTGATACAATACCAACAGTTAAACAATCTACTCCGGGTGGTAAACAGGAATTACAGTATGATAACGCAACTAACACGTCATTTGGAGCACCACCGGTGTTAGTGTTGAGAGTAGGTGATTTTTATAATACAAAGATTATTCCTACATCGTTAGCAATCAATTATGAAGGGTTAGATATCAATCCTGAAGGAATTGGTGTTCAACCAATGATTGCAAACGTCACATTATCATTTAATTTTGTTGGAGGTAGTGGATTGAAAGAGTCGGTTGATAAGTTACAGAATGCATTGACCTTCAATTATTATGCTAATACAGAAATTTATGATGATAGGGCAGATGCCACGGATATTGAGTCTTCAAAAATATTAGACCAAATATTTTTAGCTGGTCAAGTTCCACCACCAATACCTGGTGTCAATAGTGCCGCACCAAATAATGGTCAAGATAACAATAATACTATTGGCGCGATAGTTAGTTCTTCAATAGATGTAAGTGGAATCACAACGGGTGTTATAAGTTATAGTGAATTTATGGGTAGAGTTGTTAGTGATACTCAAACATATTTTACAAATGTTGTTAATAAAACTAAAGAAACTATAAATCAATACAATAACGCAGTTAGACAACAGTGGATGTTAGAACGAAATTATACACAAGGAAATTTGAGTATTAATACTAACCCTTTAGTGTTGTTCGGAAAACCTAATAATGTTGAGAAAAGATTTGATGAAATCTTTGCAGAACTTAGTAAAAATATCAAGGATGGTGATGAAGGGTTTATTCAATTTGTTTCAGAACCCTCCAAAAATTTATCACCCAAGTTAATTAGGGTTTTGAAAGAAAATTATATAAATTTTGTGTCAAGAAAACGTGGGTCTTTTCAAAACGGAATTTCAACTATAACACAAAGTTTGGTAAATCAACAACAAACATACCTTCAAACTCTCGGTAGATTAAACACAATACTGTTTGATCCAACCGACGATGAAAGAGGTACAGATGGACTTCAAGCTAAAAATGGCCCTGTCAGAATATACGTAACATCTGGAACGACAGATGTCCATCCAACATCTACGGGGGCCACCAATACATATCTCGAACTAGACGAAGATGCGACTAAAATCCAAATAGATATTACTAATTTTAATAATATTATCCAAGCAAAAACAAGTTTTGATTATCCCGCAACTAAGACTAACTATGAAGGAATTTTGGTATTCGAAACTGATAATGGGAAAGCAGATGATGTTACGGTACAAAAAGTTTTTTTACCGTTTAGCAAAAATCCTTTGTTTGATGATAATGTTGAAAAATATCCTTTTAGAAGAGTTTATATGATTATTTCTGATGATGTAATTGACGAAAAAAAATATGAAACATTCAAGCAAGAACTTATTGGGAATATTCTTGGTAACCAAGCGTTACTTGGAGACGGGTCTGTTGACATTGAGGTAATATTTGATACATATTGGATTGCAACGGTAAGACCAGTTTTCTTGGAAGAGAATAATATTTCAAAATCATTTGTGGAAAGTTTAGAAAAAAATGACTTAAAAGATTATTTAATTTATACTCCATTCGATATTAGCAAACAACGAAATTTCACTTTCACATCAGAAAATACTGCGGATGATACTAAGAAAAAATCTCAAGAAAATATGATAAAAGGTTTGGCAAATACAACCAATCAAAATACAAATGTATTAACTTGGAATGATTTGAATGGAAACAGCACAGGTGCATATATATCTAAAGCAAAACTTAACTAATGGCATATCAATATTGGAATAGATATAGTGATTTTCTTATTAATGGGGAACAAACAGTTGTCCCCTTTGTATACTTGCCTCAAAAACCTACGGATAAAGCATTTATCTATAAAGTCGCTAAAAGTAGATTAGATAAAGTTTCACAAGAATTTTATAACTCACCTGTATTTAGCTGGTTAATCCTTCAGGCGAATCCTCAATTTGGAGGTCTTGAAAATAATATTTATGACGGAGCTGTATTGATTATCCCATTTCCGTTATTACCATCTTTACAGGACTATAAGGCGGCATTAGAAAATCATTTTTATTATTATGGTAGGTAACACACAAGCGGACACAAGTGGAAATATTTTAGTTGAGTTGGACGAAAACAATATTATTGTAGTCGACCCTAACAAAACTACAGATAATTTTGGAAACATTAGAGAACGGCTTGTCGACCACGAAAATCTTGTCATGTATGCCAATTTGGAAGCTGATGTTTTACCAAGAACAAAATTATCGGTTGGTGGAAGTCCTAATGATAGAATCGGGACTATCTCTGTTGCAAAAATGAATTTCTTGAAACCGACTAAAAATTCATATATTGGAACAGGATATTATGACGAGTTAACTGGAGAAAATACAACACAGTTCAAAGGGGAAAATCAAAAAGCGGCAATAACCCAACCTGCGACAGATAATAGTAACCCCTATATACTTGACACGGTTGTAAATCAAAAAGACATAATTGATAATGGATTGTTAGGAATTACGTCAATTAATATAAAAACGTCATCAAGTTTCATTCCTACGGTAGAAATGTTATTAGAAGATGTCCAAGGAAAAGGATTATTTCAATTAGGGAATAATTCCCCATATTCTGTATTTTTTAATTTACCATACCCACAATTCTATCTTACATTAAAAGGGTATTATGGACAAGCAATTAGATATCAACTTAACTTAAAAAATTTCCATGCTTCGTTTAATGGATTTAGCGGAAATTATCAGGTTAGATTAAATTTTGTCGGATATAAATTTAATATCTTGAATGAAGTTTCTATGGGTCACCTATTGGCGGCGCCACACATGTACAGTCAAAGGTTTGATGTTACTCAAACAGTAGATGGGCCACAACAACCTAATAAGGCTGCGGAGTCTCAAGCAAGTACTCAAGCTGAAAGGGGAGCTAATAATTTAGGTTCTAATGAAGCGGTGGTTACTCAACTTGTTGCGGAAAAAGGGTATCAAAAAATAATAGAAGTTTATAGTGAATACAAAGCTAAAGGGTTAATTGCTCCCGACTTTCCTGAATTGACATTAGTACAACTTATGAATAAGTTGGAGACTTTTGAACAACTAATTGCAGATTCATTTGACAAAACTGAAGTTGAATCATTAACGAATATAAGAAATTATAAATCTGTTCTCACACAATACTTTACTGCAGTAAGAGGGTCAAATACATCTTGGTTTAACGTTAATTTGAATACTAAGCCAATAGTTCTTAAAACAGGTCAAAAATTATACGTATTCAAAGACTTGTCAAAAGAAGCTAAAGAAACTGCGATAACTCAACTACAAGGGGATATTGTAAAATTTAATGATGCTTTGGCAAGTAATCCGACTTTAGGTTCTAAAGGTGCCGCTCCGATACCAAACCCTATAAAGTATGACATGATTGAAACAACGGCTCCGGTGTTTTCAGAAATAAATTGGAGAGAAACAACTAGAATTCAGACTGGAATCGCAAATCCTAGTGCTATAGATGAGACACAGACGAAGATTAATTTGACAAAGTTTTTTGTCCCAACTTCTATAGAATTACCTAAAACCCCATCTGGAATTATTGAAACACTAGAACTCTTGTCTAAGGGTACTTTGGTTAAAGAAAAATGGTTTGTATTTGAAGATGAAGGAAGATTTGATAAACAAATCACATTACTCGAAACTCAGGCTAACAAAAAACTATCTGATTACGAAAGTCAAATTTCTACGGCTCTCTTAAGAAAAGTTGAGGATACCGCGACTGGAATCGGTTTTAAGCCTACAGTAAGAAATATGTTAGCGGTTATTATGGCATCCGCAGAGGGTTTTATTCGTCTTTTGGATGATGTTCATACAAATGCATGGGATGTGAAATACGACCCAGTAAGAAAACAAGCAATTTATAATGACTTAGCCTCAGCACCAAGTTCGGACTCTCAAGATGATTTGAAATTAGCAGCAAACGCATTTGAAGAAGAAACTGGACTAAAATTAGCTGAGATACCTGTGTATCCATGGCCGCAATTTTTTGTTGAAACCCAAGATGAAAAAAACAAATTTCAATTAAAATACATTGCGGACCCATCTGTCGTTGATTTGACTCAAGGATATCTTTTCGACAAATGGCCTGAAGTTGAATTTGTTGAGGAATATATGAAAGGGTTGACTCAAAAGTTTCAAAATCCTAGTGCCCCTCCACCGTTAGATAATGAACGGGATACCAATATTATTAATATCAATGCAATCGAATTCCCGTCGGTAGGATTGGCTTATTCAAACAAAGAAGAAATAAAGTTTTTTTATGAAATATGGGAGAGACAATTTTTAACTTCACATTATTCTGGATTCATAAGAGCAAACACAAATCAGATTAATGAATTAATTACATTAAACATTGAGGCGGAAGCAAATAATATTATTTCAAAACTTGGAATAAGTTCTCCCTACTTAACATTAAAACTTAAAAACTTTAATCTGAATGCTAAAGACTATCCTGAATTTTTGAGGACAATATCAAACTCAGGAACAGGTAGAGCATATCAAGATTTTATTAGAGATTTTTTTGTTACTCCCTATATTAAGAGAATAACTGAAAACTCCTTTTCAATTCTCAGTACTTTGGATTTAGGTAAAATACCTCAAACCGCAACAAAATCAGAGGCATTAAGATCTTTAGTGGTCAATGCGCCAAATGACCCTTTAATTGTTGATACTTTACCATACACAGACCAAACTTGGTGTCTTAACAATTTGAATCAAGGAAATAGTGCCTTATCCAATCAAGTTTATAATACAAACAAGTCTTTAACTATTTTCGAGCAAAGAAGAATTATTGCAAACTTTACTGACGTGTATAACTACACAACGAATAGACCTGTAACAAATTTTTCATATATATTAAATCAAAATCCAACAGGAACTATTGATACGACTGGGCTTTCTACATATACAACATATGGACCACTTGGACTCAATGCGTTCTACTTGAATAGAAACCCTCAGGATTTTGTTGCGACTGAAGGATATATTAACGGTACCACTCCGACAAGAGCGTTCAGTCCAAGAAGTACCACATCAATGTTGAATACACCTTACTTTATAAATGCTGTGCAAAACGGAGTTTATAATTCTAGATTGTCAGGAATCACCTATCCATATGTTCAAGCTGCATATATGTTCTTGAATTCATTACCTTTGGCAACATTGAGAGAAAAATACAAATCTGTTTCTAACAATATTACAACCGATTTGGATTACATATCATCAACATTCAAAAAATTTGGAGCAATCCACAAGTTACCATATGCTTGGATTCTAAAATATGGTTCGATTTGGCACAGGTACAAAAAATACAAAGAGTCGAATGTTGATATATTAGAAAGTGCTTGGAAAAACTTTGATTATGCGGGTAATTACTATCCTGTTACAAGTGCTGTAACCGAAACGTATGAATTCAAGTATTCAAACGTAGATACAAAAATAACACTTCAAAGCGAAGATGTTACTCAAATTCAGATGCAAGTCGGATTTTATCCTAAAGTTATTAATGACTTCAACGTTTTTCTAAACGGATATGATTTGTACGAAAATTATACAAGTGAGGAAATCCAACAGAGTGTTAATTATGGTATGAAATTATATAATTTCAGTTCATCAAACATTAATAGTGCTAAACAAGGGGATAAAAATTTAAGATTGACTACATGGTCAATTTTATTACCAAACATAACTATCAGACCTCCAGTTGATTGTAACCCTAAAGATAATACTGTAGGTGATGATTATTTCGTAATTCCGTCGTTTGGAACACCATTCAATCAAACTGTTGATTCTTGTTTGAGCGCGCAAACAACATCTCCAGCAACTGTTGTGGATTTGACTAACAATCCAAACATGTACAATGGGTCGGTAAGATGTTTATGGTCGGCACCTAATTTTGGATATTTCGATAGTAATCAGTTGGTATTCCCTGAACCAGATTCCTATTTAACTTCAATCACGACTGGCAACAGCCAAACACCATTGTATTTTCTAACACAAGACAACTATACAAAAATAGAAGAAGTGTTTTCTGTTTTCGAAAAGAAAATTTTAGATTCGTTTGAAACTGAGTTTTTGAATTTTTGTAAACCAATTGGTAACGCTTCAACAGGGAGAAATATTGTCACGTTTGGACAATCTCCTGTTGACCCAAATGCAACTTTCAAAAACTTCCAATCATTATTCAGAAGTTTAATGGTAGTTCCTGCTAAAATACAAACAGAAACTGACGAATTATATTTCAACAATGTGATTAACAATCAATATTCATTATTTCAAAATGGTATAAAATCATTTATGGAATATGATGTAATATTCAAATATGGTAATCCGTCCAACTACGAAAGGAGAATTTTTGATTCTTACTTATCTCATAATAATACTCAGGAAGTTGTAGACCCCATTACTTTTGAACCTTACGTACCTAATTCTCTTCCGAGCGCTGGGGGTAATTTATTATTAAGTCAATCTCAAATCAATAATAGACAAGCTTGGACAGCTTTGGAAACAGAAGTAGGGTTCTCAACAATCCCCAACGTTAGATATAGTTCAATTGGGTCATATATTACAGATTTTTTTATCGATAACAATATATCATTTACTAGTGAGAATGTTACATTGTTAGCACCAATTATTAAAATGTATGCTACTCAGAAATTAAATAATCCAAATCTGAATGCAATCCAATTCCAAAATCAACTAAATCAATATCTTGAGAGAGAAACACTAATACAAAACAACTTTTTGAATGGAGTTCTAACTAGATTGAGACAACCACCACCAAATGGACTACCAGACCAAGTACAATTACCTGAACGTGTAATTAATAGTGTTATTACTGGAGACCAAAGTAAGGTAGAAAATTATGAAGTTTTCAAATCATTGAATGACAAGTGGATATCTGGTGGGGATTGGAAAACCAAAACTCTATTTGAAGATATGTTGTTTTTGGATAGAGCATCGAGAAATATTGGAGATAGTATATTACTCGATATTTTTGATTTGAAATACATGTTTGGTGTTGGAGGTAAAACTCCTGGAGATTTTTCTCTTAATCAAGCAATGAGTGTTTTCACTTTTATAAGTGGTATTTTGATTAAAAATAATTTTGTTGTGATGCCACTTCCAGCATATGTGAATTTTTACAATATTCAAGATGTTGATGTGACGGCTACTCCAAGACTTGATAGACCTGAACAATTTGCAAATAATTTATGGGGAACATTTTTAGATGTTGATTATAGAAATTCGGGACCAAAGATGGTTTGCTTCTATGCAGGAAAACCTTCACAATATTTGAAATTACCTAAAGGAGATTCCAAATATAGAGATGATGCATTTGAGATGAGAAGGTCATCTGGTAATCCATTGTTAGAAGACCAACAAGGAAAAAAAGACTGGGCTCTTTCAAACAAGTGCGTTGGATTCAATGTTGATGTGGGGATTAGAAACCAAAACATATTTTATGCATTATCTGTTTCACAAGATAATGGGGTGGCAACATCTGAATCGATTAACGTTCAACTTGACATGGCAAATCAAGCTTCAGGTAGACAGATAGCAACACAAAATAATAGTTTATATAACTTGTATAAAAATAGGTCATATAAATGTTCGATAACGAGTTTGGGAAATGCGTTAATACAACCTACAATGTATTTTAATTTACGACATGTTCCTATGTTTGATGGACCATACTTGATTACGGAGGTAAATCACTCGATTCAACAAGGGTCGTTTCAAACTACATTTGATGGAACAAGACAAGGTTATTTCGATTTACCTACTATAGATAGTTTCCTACAAAGTATTAATCAAAATTTGATTACAAAGTTAGAAGAGATACTGAAGATAAATAAGGACCAAGTAAAAATTAGTGCAACAACTGATAATGTTAAATCAGCCCAAGTCGTACAACAGGCGGATAACACAAAAGACACAACAAATTCTTGTAGTTCAAAAATAACTGCACCTGTGTACACTAATGGTGGATATGAAGCGGTTGATGCGACATTGACTGAAATGACTCCACAAGTTTTTGCAGAGGCGTTGAAAAGGTTAATTCCTAATAACGTTGATTTACAAGTTGCGATATATACTATTTCTTACATCAGAACTTATCAAGAAGCTTCTAATACAGGTGCTGGAATGTTCAACGGATGGAACAATAATTTTGCAACATTATCACTGAGTCAAGATTGGTTTGGGCAGGTTTCACTTTTAGAAAAAAGATATAGTTGTATTAACGTACGAACTAATCCGGGAAACGCGTCCTCAGAACCAATTGCTCATTTTGATTCATTAGACAAATATATCCAATTTATGGCTGGAAGACTTCGAAGCAATCTTGATAGAATAGTCCGGCTTGGATTAACAAAGTATTATGTTTGTCATTGGCCTGTGGATAACATTTCTGAAGAATACTATAATGAAAATGAAAACGAATTTTTACAGACTAAACAAACATTTGACAAGGCTTTAACTTCGGCTGCGGAATCTGGATTGAAGACAAAGAACGAAATACTTAAAGATATTGAAAATAATGAGAACAACGGAAACCAAGAACAAACACCAACTGTAACTCCAACTATCGGTCAAACTTGTCCACCACCAGTTTTATCTACATTCTCACCATCTGCAGGATTTACGGGTACGATTGTTCAAGTGAATGGTAGAAATTTTGAGTCTTTGAAATCAATCACAGTAATTAATAAAGATGTTGAGTTGAAGGATATTACAGTGTTCAATTCTGAAACATTAAGATTTATTCTACCTGAAATTCAAATCCCTGAAGGACAAAATGTTGCAACAGGAAGAATAACAGTTACAACTGAATATGGTAATTTTGAAAGTTTAGTAGATTTTACATTTAATCCGGCACTACAGAATACCACAACATCATCACCTGGAGGTTACGAGGATACTAAGACTACAGAAGTTATTCC